TAATGCCTTCTGGAGAAGTTTTGTCTGTTCCTCCGACATACGAAGGAAATCTTCCTGTTCCTGAAAAGCAAAAGCCGTATAGATTGCAGATGGGATTGCCAACAGGATATGGGGAAGCATCAATGGGCCTTTTCGGTCGATAATTATGACTAATCTAGACCTTCAGAACTATCTGCAAGCAAGCCGCAATCAGCAGTTGCTGAACTCTCCTGCGATTAATCCACAGCAGTACGGAGTGTTCCAGTCTCAACCATTGCAGCTTGGAATGACACCTGAACAGCTTCAGGCTGGCCTGCAGCAGGCTAACTACGTTCCGATTGCTGATGTACCTGTTGCTGCTGCTCTTGAGCCAGTTGCTGCGCCTCAGCCAAACCCCGCTGCTGCTGTGCAAGAACCTCAGAAGATGTATCCGTATGATGCTTATGAAGCACAGAGGAAGAAGCAGATGGATACAGTTGCAAAAGGTTGGCAGAGCGCATCTAGATACGCATCAATGCTTCCAGCAGGACAGTCGGAAGCATACATGAGCGGATTTAAAAATTACGTCGAGAATGCATTTCCTAAAATGCCAGAATTCAAGGATACTCCTGAAGCTGAAGCGGTGAAGTCTCATGCTGCTCAAATCCAAAAAATAACAGGGATGAGTGACACGATTTACAATGAGCTAAAGGATGCTTCTAAAATTTTAGACAAAACTGAAAAAATATCTAGGCTTCAAACTATTGTGCCTAAATTACTTCAATCGATTGCATCTGGCGGATCTGACGCAATGCAGTTGGGTGAATTTTTGATCGGGGCCTCAGAGCTTACAAATTTCAGCACGTACCTTGAAGAGCAACGCTCTAAGGGACTTTTTAATGTTGCATCAGCGGCTGCTAATTTTGCTGCAAGACCAACAACAAGAGCATCTATAATGGGAATGCTTGAGGCAGACCCAGATGCTTATGCCAGAAAAGCAATGGCAATTAACAATTCTGTTGCGAGATCAATTAACAACTCAATAGAAAGACACGAAGACGTCACTTCTCCAGAGTTTGTTAAAAAGTTTGGAATTGGAAAAGTGAAACTGTTCCCAGAATCAGATCTTGCAGATCCGTATGAGCTTTCACTTAAAGGTGCAAATGCTCCTATTCAGCAAGCAATCGGGCAAGGTATGCAGACAATGAGCGACCAAGAGCGTTTAAACAAGTACAGAACTAAAAAGTAATGGCTACACTTACTGAACTTTATGACGCGCTAAAGAATGCTGATGCTGCTGGCGACACAGAGTCAGCAACCATTTTTGCTGATCAGATTGATGCCATTGAGGCACAGCAAAAAGCTCAAGCGCAACCAGAACAGAAGTCTACGCTGCCTGAGTACGCTGGTGCAGTAATTCGAGGACTTGGCCCAACTGTCGCTGGAGCACTTGCGGGAGCACCTGGTGGGCCTCCTGGAATGCTAGCTGGCATGGCTACAGTTGAAGGTGGCGGGTTGATTGGGGATATGGGGCTGTCTGCCATTAACGCAATGATGGGCACTCGATTTACGACTCCAAGTGAAGGATGGAGTTATATTTTTGATAAACTTGGAGTGCCTAAACCTGAGAGTGAAGGCGCTAAAGTGCTTGAGGCCTCAGCCAGAGGCGTTGGAAGCACCATTGGAACACTTGGACTTGGGTCAGTTATCAAGGTATTGGCTCCAGTTGGATCTAGACTGTACACCGTTGGTGAAGCTTTGTCTGCTTCTCCTGCTCAACAGATCACAGGTGCTGCTATTGGTGGCGCGACTGGAGAAGCTGGTCGGGCAGTGGCAGAGGACATTGGGGCATCACCATCACAGCAAGCTGGAGTGTCTTTCTTAACTGGATTATCAGGAAATGTATTGGGAAGCATAGCTGGAGCAAAAGCGTTTGGAAAAGCTCCTCCAAATTCAGTTATCCAAGCGTATGAATCTCTTGGCCTAACAACTCCAAGCACAAGTGAGGTTATGCCTCCCAGAACACAAACTGGTCAATGGTTGCGTAGAATTGGAGTGAATGCGCCTATTGTGGGTGGAGAAGCCAGGGAAACTGCCAGAGCAAATGAAATCGCAAAAGGGCTTGAAGATATACTGCAATCATACTCAATCACATATGGCCAAACAGCCCCGTTTGCGTCAGAGGTCGTTGACAGCCTAGTCAAGACTAGAGGGGCAGAATTGTCCAAACTAACTGGAGCCAAGCGGTCTATTATTGATGGCCTAAGTATTGGTGGACAAGTTGCACCAATGGCAAATGCTGTTGCTAAGATTGACGAAGAGATAGCAAAGCTTTCTGCTCAAAATCCAGACTTATTTGCTCCAATCATTTCTAAGTTTGAAAGCCTAAAAAGCGGCATAGAAAACAACACGCTTAGAAATGTGGATGTAAATCTAAAGCTTGCAGGGTCAATGCTTAAAGATCCAAGCATAGCATCCATTGCTGGAGCTGGAGAGGAAAGCAAGAACATCATCTACAATGCCATAAAGCAGGATATGCTTGGATACATCGAGTCAAAAGCTGGAGCGGACGCCAGAATTACTGTAGAGGAGGCCAATAATGCGCTTCACGGAATGGTAGAAGAACTTAAAAATAAGAGCCTTAAACGTGCGCTTAAACTTGGCGATGCCAATCCAGATGATGTGGGTAGAATGTTGTTGGACACAAAGAATCCTCACAGCTTCAACATGATCATTGCTGGACTCGATGATGCTGGCAAAGAAGCTGCAAAACGCTCGATACTACAGAGTGTTGCTAATTCCTCAATAGATCAGAGCACAGGTGTACTTTCTCCTGCCAGATTAAGAACTGGCCTAAACAAAGTTGATCCGCATATTTCTAAGCTGTTTACCGCTGATGAAATGAAAGCATTTGACGCTTGGGCAACCGTAATTGAGCGCAGCAAGTTGGCACAAGAATTTGCCATTGATCCTGCGACTGGTAACAGAACAGTAGCAGCCGCAACAGTTAGCGCAGTAGGAATCCCAATGGCACTTGCATTAGGGCCAGCATCAAACCTTTACGAGTCCAAGGGGTTCCGCGATTTGCTGCTTAAAATTTCAGGCAATCCAGTCAATAAGGATGCCCTAATCACTCAGGCAGTCAAACAGCTTGAGACGTCTGCCGTAAAGGGAGTTGCAGATGAAATGATCAGCCAGAATCTACCGATCACGTTTGATCCTGCCAACGCAGTGTCAGAGAAAGTTGGCAACGGCACTGTGACCACTGACCAGGCACACGGCTATCGTGCTGTCACGATTGACGGCAAGAAGCATCGACTCTATGGTGCTGACAATCAACTTATTGGCGTGTTTCCAAACATGGATGCGCTTCGTAAGTTTTCGGACAAACAAGTAGTTAAGAAACTTTCAGAGAAAAACTAACGTCATGCCACTCAAAAAATCACCCTCAGACAAAGCATTTACCGCCAATCTCAAGACGGAACTTAAGGCTGGCAAGCCACAGAAGCAAGCTCTTGCGATTGCGTATTCCGTTCAGAAAGAGGCAGCTAGGAAAGAAGCTGCTGCGAAACGGAAAAAATAATTAAAGTCCGCTTGACGGACGACCGATAGTCAACTTAGCTGGCAACCGTCAGCTAACTCAACCCACATACAACACAATGAAAGTAGCTAAAATTGCAGATCTAGAAAACTTGGCCGATGGAACGGTCATTGGCCAGATGGTAGTCCAAGTCAAAGCAGCCTTCGATGCTAAGACTGGCAAAGGAAAGTACGGCGACTGGCGTGTGCAGCCTTGCATTCTCAAGGACGGCACTGGTGAAGTTCGTGCATCGTTCTGGACAAAGGACGACATGAAAGAGCTGACTGGCCAGACGATCACAATCAAGTCACAGGCTGGCAAGAATGGCCTAGCTGGACTGAAGGTGAAGAACTCGTCGCACTCAGGCAAGAACGAGCTAGATGTCAGCGATAAGGCCGCTATCCTTGACGGCACGTCCAACGCAGTCAGCGACTACGTTGATGCGAACAAAGTGAACACACAGCTTGCTCACAGCAAGGGTAGCATTGCTGACGCCAAGCGCATAATCTTTCAAAAGGCGCAGTTATATGTTGAGTGCGTTAAGGCAGCTAACTGGATTAAAAAGCAGCATGAACTGACGGCAGATCACTTCCAGGCAGTTGTAGCTTCCTTGTTCATTTCGGCAGACAAACAGAACCTTGCCAACTGCTTCCCCGTTGAGTCTGTGAAGGCTACGCCACAGAAGGTCAGTGCTGATGACGAGATTCCTATGGATTTTGAGGAGGCTGACGCTGCTGCAAAGCCAAAGGCTAAGGACGCACTGGAAGAAGAACTAGGCTGGTAACATGAACCAACGCCAAAAGGGTGCTCGTGGTGAGCGCATGTGGCGAGACGAACTGCGTGCTGCTGGATTCACGGCTAGACGTGGACAGCAGTTTGCAGGGGGAACAGACTCGCCTGACGTTATTTGTGAAGAGTTGGCTGGCATTCATTTCGAGGTGAAGTGTGTGCAAGCTCTGAACCTAGAGACTGCGATTGCTCAAGCGTCAAAAGACGCAGGGGACAAGAAAGACTGGGTAGTCGCCCACAAACGAGACAGAAAACCTTGGCGAGTAACCATGTCGCCTGAGCTGTTCTTTAAACTACTCAGGGATGGAATGGATGGTTTGAACAAGTAAATTTACTCCTGTGTTTAATCAAAACTAGGCGGGGAGGCTTGCACAGGATGTTAAAGGGTGGGGTGCGCCATCCAGATCAACGCACATTTAAATTATGAAAAATATTATAGAAATACCTAAAGAAGCTAAATACGCGATTTTATCGTGGACAGATCAAAACAACGACAGTTGGTCAATTACAGTTCATGGGGAAGGGCAAATGTTTAAATCGGCAAGCATTTTATATAGTCAATTTTTGGCCAGACTTCAGCAGGTTGAAAATTGGGTTTGCGATTCAAATGACGAAATGAGAGGCGAAATGATTGAGGTGATGCAAGAATTAAGGCGTAGATTTGAAATTGAGTCTCTTGAGGACGTTTACGAACATATGCTTTACATCACAAATGTCATTGATAATGAATAAAGTGCCTTTAGCAACTGAGGCCGAGAAAGGCATGGCTTCGATTGCTGTTAATCACCCAGATGCTTTCCTGAAGATGGTTGCCGAGAAGCAGTTTAAGCTATCGGACATCTTCGATCCACTGTGCAGAGTAGTCTGTGAAACTGTGATGAACCAAGCCGCTACGTCAGCTTCTTGTGATGTGCGCGTCATTTACGAGCGGGCACGGGAAAAGCTGCCTGACGTTGAGTTCGCACAGATCAGCCAGATCTATCAGTATGCGCCTGTAGTTTACAGTCTGGCTGACTTTCTGGAGATTGTCCGTGCAGCTAGTAAACGCAGAGCCTTGCTGGAAGTTCTGTCTAAGTCGCTTAGGGACATAGACAAAACCGAGATTCCTACTGCACAGCTTCTGAACGAAGTGGGAATGCAGGTAGACGGTCTGGCACATGAGCTGTGTCCACCGAGTCCTGCTGACACCAAGAACCTCCTCATGGAAGCAATCAAACGCTACGAATCAGGAGACGACACGAGCCAGCGTATTGGCACTGGTTACGTCAAGCTGGACAATCTAGCTCCCATACGATACGGTGATTTTGTCGTCATCGGCGGTGAAACCAAATCTGGCAAGACGATGCTTGCCCTCAACATTATTTCTAACCTATTACAATGCAATTAATTAACCTTACTCCACACACAATTAAGCTCCCTAACGGGGAGTCTATTGAACCCACTGGATACGTCGCTCGTGTCCATACTACCCAGTCACAGGTAGGCAGCATCCGAGGTGTTCCTATCCTTGAGAGCAGCATTGCCAAGTCTGTCAATCTTCCTGAGCAAGAGGATGATGTGGCTTACATCGTTCCCTCAGTGGTGCGCCAGATGGCTCCTGCTCGCAAGGATCTGCTGTCGCCTACCAAACTGATCCGTGATCATAATGGTGTAGTCATTGGCTGTGGAGCATTTGAGCGCAATGTTTAACAAGGACGTTGGCTTTATCGGCCTTGCTGGGGCTGGCAAGGATACTGCTGCTTTGGTGCTGCTTGCTCATGGCTGGCGTAGGATGGCCTTTGCTGACCGTTTAAAGGGAATTGCAAGGCAGTTTGGCTGGAATGGCATCAAGGACGATGCTGGCAGGAAGCTGCTGCAAGACCTTGGCATGGCAGCTAGACGGTACAATCAGAACTTCTGGATCAATGAGGCGATGACTCAGTTAAATGAGATTTCGCCAAACTTTACAGAGATTCCCAGAGTCTGGACTGACGTTCGTTTTGAGAATGAAGCTGATTTTGTGCGTTCTAGAGGCGGAATCATCATCCGAATTGTGCGTCCTAGCCTAAAAAGTGACGATCAGCATGAATCTGAGCTAAACCAATACGACATTGATGCCGATACTACAGTGATCAATGACGGCACAACTGAAGAACTAAAAAATACAATACTAAGAATACTACAAAATGACATTCGAGACACAAGCTACAATAAGGTTAGTGTTTGACGGTGAGCCAGATGGACAATCAGAGATTGATCTTGAGCTTAATTTGAGCGAGCACTTAGATCAACTGAGTGACTTGACCTCTGACCCAGAAATATGGGTTCACATTTGGGGCGCAAAAGATTGGAACTTTAGGAGGTGGGTATATGCATATGGCCAGCATGGCAATCGCATAATAGAGCAATTTAGGCACGTAAGATTTGTGGAGCACACAAACAACTCAGATAAATTATCCCGAGCAAGGGGAAATGACTGCGTGGACGTTTCGTATAAAAATTATTTCTACGCAAAAACAGATTTAGAAAAACCACTTATATAAACACATGAGAAAAGATAACATCCCAATGGCCGAGTACAGGCAGATGCCTGGATTGTCAAAACACGAACTGGACAACTTTTCGTTGGCCCCTAGTTACTACAAATACAAGAAGAGTCAGGAGTGGAAGCCGTCTCGCAGCATGGAGATTGGCACACTGATTCATTCGCTGGTGCTTGAGGGGCGCACTGACTATGCAGTTGGGCCACAGGTTGACAAGCGCACCAAGGCCGGTAAAGAGCAGTGGCAGGAGTTTTGTGAAGACAATCTAGGCAAGATCATCATTACCGAGGATGAGGAGCACACTATT